GTTGTGATGACAGGATCAATGAACGCTTTTCCAACTGCTACGTTGGCGCTAGATACGTTGTAATACGGGTCAAATGCGTACCTCTGGCACAAAGCCAACTCAACTGAGTAGGGTCTGAATTCAAATGGTGTGGCTACTGAGCCGAGTTCTAGTTGGAAATTGCGAACACGAACAGTCTGCCCGGCAGTCACTGCGCCAAGATGGGCTTCAAAGTAACCACCATTTTTAAATCCTGCAGGAAGACTAGCGATTGAAACAGAGACCTTCTGCCATGTGCTAAGTGCTGTTGTAAGCAATGAGCCATTACCTGGGCCTCCAGTAAATGCGCTAAGTCCACTATCTTTTGTATTGAAGTAGACAGAGTTATACCCAACCAACCTAGCAGTATTTGAGTGAATCTCATATGAGAATGTCACAGGACCTTCAGCTAAGTCATCGATATTTGCAGATTCAATTGCGAAGCCTGCATTACATAATGTGTTAGACGCAACACCGATGATAACGGCATGCGGTGTGTTAAAGGACACTGTATCTTTTAGAACACTTACACCGGCGCCTGCGGAATATACTCTAAATTGATCAGCAGTATACGCTGGTAAGTTAGCTGTCAGAGTAACGCTCGTACCGCGCTGCCAAACATCAAAACTACCATTAATAATCCGATTCCTGAAGCCCGCCAGTGGGCCACCGTTGAGTTCGGTTACCTTGAGTCCGGAAGTTGTTCCATTTGCATTGAAAGTTGCAGCAATAACACCTGCCATGTTTATGGAAATAGGCAAAGCGTTTCCAATACTAGCACCCCTAGCATTGCTGGTTAAATATATACTGGAACCCCCAATTACGAATTGTGCATACTGCCCATTTGCAGGATCGCTATTATTTTCAACATTAATTTGAGCTGTTTGTGCTGTGCCGTTCGGAAGAATTCCAACACTAGTTAACGCATTCAATGTACTAGTCTGAAGGTGCAGTCTATTAACTAAAGTAGCATTACTGAAATCACCAGTAATCCGACTAGCGTTAACCGTCACAGTATCCGCAGCAGAGTCACCTAGAGTGGTGTTGCCAGAAACATTTAAAGTGCTGAAACTACCAGCAGTTGCGCCACCAGTAATATCAGAAGTCAATGCTACTGTGCCGTCTTTATCTTGTAAAGTTTGAGTACGATTGGTAGCAGCTACTGGAGTAGCAATAGTAACTGTATTATTATCACCTACAGCAGGATTGAATGCTAATTTACTCATTTTGCATGTTTTCTATTAATTTGTTCACTAGTTTATTTAATTCATCAATCTTAGTTTCCATATTATCCATTCTATTTTTAAATGTGATAGCCTTAGTGTATGCATCATTATTTTTTACAACAATAGACCCATCGTCATTTTTAAAATGACCATTATAGTTGGCAATAATTGGCCATTCGTGCGCTACTTTAGAATACAGAACAATTTTAATGTCATATGCATCAAATTTAACAAGATCATCTACATAAAATGAATAATCTTTAAAATCTGTATTGTTTGTAGATTGTGTTCTATCTACATCACATGTTAATTTAGTCCAATAATTATCTGTGTGCTTAGTAGAAGAGGCAGAAGCCGATGTGCGTATATACATATCAAACCAAGTGTTCGGAGTAGATACAGCGTTCACGTATGCTCTAACACCAACAGACATTGTTTCTAATTTCATAATCTTAGAAATATATCTACATTTTGAGTTACCACCAATTGGTAGTAATTCCGATTCAAGTACTGATAATTTATTAGTAGATAAATCTACGATTCCGCCAGCGGCGCCTGTTGCATCAGATGTAAGAACACACGTCATAGTATGCACATTAGGTACTGTTTTTATTGTATATACACCAGACCATGCGGATGAAGTACCTGCCCCAGAAAGATAAACTGTTTGTCCTAAGTTAAACTTGTGAGAATTTAGTGTAGTAAAAGTATATGTACCAGTCGCCCAAGTTGCCCCAGAAATAGTATTTTCATCTCTAGGTGCAATAATAGAATCAAACAACAATGCAGACATATCTGTACTAAGATCTATGACAGGAGAAACATTTGAGTTGTTGCTGTACATAGAAAATTGAATTTTAGCAGTACTGCTGTTTGCAGGCACGCAGCCTGGTACATATACCGAAGCAGATTTACCAGTATAATATAGTTCGTTAGTCTCTAATGATTTATTAATATCGGTAGAATCTCCACCATTATATGTTTGTTTTAATGTAGTGCCTGGAGGTGTAAAAGCAGAAATACCAGTTCTGATAGCTTGATATTTTCTTGGCAACTTTAAATTAAAAAATGCTTTATGCCCATCACTAGTTGGGTCAGCATTTGTTGTGATGGGGCCGTCCGAAGCTGCTACATTTTCTGCGCTATATGTGAAGGTAAAAGTATAATCATCAATAACAGAAGTGACAGCAGTTGGACCTTGTATTGTAGTATAATTTGTTAAATGATTACAATTTACCCCATTATAAACGCCGTTGGGTTCTCCGATAATTTCAAATAAACTACCTACAACCATATTATGTTTAATAGTCGTGGTAACTTTTACTACCTTGCTATTTTGTGTTGTAGATAATTGTGTGCCCAATATGACAAATGCAGGAGCATATAGATTATAATCTAATGTTGCAGAAAGATTTTTAAATTTTGCTTGACGAATAGTAAATTTTACATCTTCTGTTTGATTAGCTGTCCAAGTAACATTATTCTCAGATTTGAACAATGAACCAATAAAAGGTTGTTCATTAATTGCAGGAGCATCAGCTGCTCTTTCAAATGCCTTTTGACCCATCTCAGATGTGTATACAATATATGCATTGCTAGCAGAAAGCAAGACAAAGCAATAATCTCTGTTCTCAGAAAGATAGACTGGTTTCAAAAATGTAAATGTAGTAGGCAAAGAACTATCACCAGTAATACATGGGTAGTGATAATTAGAAACACCGTCTACAAATGGATGCCCAGGGCTTTCCGTAAGTGTTTTCAACGCAGCGGAAGGATTTGCGAATTCAGAACCAGAAATAGTAGAAATTGCATGTGTACATACCAAATTTTTAGACGGTTGTCCGTTAATCATTTCTCTAATTTCTAAAGTAATATCATTGTATGGGTCATATTCCCTAAAATATATGTCAATAGAAGTAATAAAACAGCCACCTTGCACACCATAAGTAAAGAATGATTGTGCAAGAGGATCTACTCCAGGATCATCTCTTGGTTCTGGAATCTGTGGTGTTGTATCAATTGTTGTAAATACTTCTAACACATTATCAATAGTGGTTTGATATGTTGCTTGAAGACCATTTGCAGTAAATGTAGCTGATGCAGAACCGCTTACAACTCCAGGTATAGTTGATGCTCCCCAAAAATCGGATTCCTTTTGAAACTTAATAATTCTTTCACCAGTATTAAACCTCATAGTGGGAATAGTAATTGTGCCTTCCCATTTACCGTCACCATCTGTAGTTATATATGCTGTTTCTAGTGCGCTACTGGGTGCGTATGGGGCAGCTGCCCAATCACCAGTGCCAGTAACTAAATCACCAATTCTGTGACCGTCAAAATATGGGTATAATCTTGTATTGTAATTACATCCGCTTAGTTTGACTACTAATACTTGAGGTTTAATAAATGATAATGAATTTAGACCTACTATGTCTTTTTTAATCGTTGTGTGAATTGCCATAATGTATTTGGTGTTTGATGAGAATAAAGTTATTTATACAAAGATTAATTATGTGGAGTCGTTATATTGGTATTCGCACCAAGACCAGTATGTAAAGTTCTAGCTAATTCTAATGTAATAGGATTAGGTTGTGGTGGTAAAGTAGGAATAGGATGAGGTGCAGTTAAATTAACAGTTGTTGCAGTACCAAACCACAGTTTAGCCTGTTCTAACGGAGATACTGTAACTGGAAGTGTAGCAGGAATAACACCAAATCTCGTTACAATACCAGTATATACATCAGTTTGTATAGTTTGAGTATAGTTGTTAATAATATTAGGTAAATCAATAACTTCTACCCAGTAATCTGTAGCAGGAATAACTTCCATTTTCCCAACCCAAGAAATAAGTGCGTATGGGTTAACATTTGTTTCTTTAGAAGATAAACGTTGTCTTGCAAATACTACTTCATCATAAGGAAGTGATAAGTATCCACCAGTTCCACCGGACAATTGAACTGTATTCTCAAATGATGACGCTTGACTAAATTCACACTCAAAATATTCGAATTGTGGTACTATAGTTTCAGATACATATGATACTTTAAAATCTTTATTGTATACATCAGCTATTGCATCAATATTTTTAAATGAATCGATCAAATATCCAGATTTAAATCTTGACAACCCAGTATTTGTGTCGACAATATCATAGTTAATAGAAGAATTTTCCAATTGAGATAATGTTACAAAATTTTCAATTTCTGCTATACGGCGATCAATAACACCAACATCGTACATCGTATACACTCTGTTATTAATTCTTTTAACAGTAACATTAGCAGCATTAATTGTATATGCAGGTATGTATAAATCAGCTAGATGTATATGACCATCTGGAACATTTGGTGCTTTAGGATTTTCTGCAGAAATACCTCCCGCAATAAAAATATCATTATTTAGCCCACATACAACTGAATCTATTCTTGGAATAAATTTATGAACAGTTGTTGAAATATTAGAATCTGGCACAACTGGGAATATTTGCGAATCTACAGTATATATTGATCTAAAATCAATATATTGACTTAAGTCATATATTTGACCTGTATCTGGACTTGTATATTGTAGTGCCCCAGATACGTATGGATCGAACCCAGTGCTTATATATGAATCTATACAGAAATAATCCCCTGTGCCAGAATGTTGCATATAACTGCATACAACTTCTAAAGTAACTCCATCTGCAGGCTTCGGAGTATTAGGTATGTATTTTAATGTAGAATTTTGATAATAAAAATCTCTCTGTCCATTATCAAATGTAAATGAAGTTGAATAATCTACTGACCCAACTTTGACACTAACTACATCATATACATCTGCATGTCCTAAATCTATAGAATTTGTTGAACTGAATACAACATTTAAAGTATCTTCTACAGCAGTTTTTGTTTTATAACTATTTGAACCTGTGCTTTTTAAACAAGTATAAACTACTTGTATAGCATCATTTGTATTAAGATCTGTGTTTAATGTGCTCTGAACTTTAAACGAACTACTACTAATACTAATAGCTAAAGTATTAGATAATATTTTTCCCTGAGTATGATTATAAATTATAAGAGATCCAGAATCTATTGAATCTACAATACCTGTAGTAGCACTAAAAGTAGCAGTATATGTAGGACCTACACTAGCATTAGCACTCAATACAACTGCTGTTTTGTAAGATATATCTACGTCATTATTACCAGAAGGTGTTATTCTTATAGATTTTACAGAGTCTGTTTTTAAAGGCACCAATAGATTGCCTCCACTAGAAACAACTAATGATTCTGCTGAAGTGATGCTAGCTTTTGGCTCTGTGCCAGCTGTGGCTCCTGTTGGTGCTGGACCTGTAATTACTGTTATAGTATTACTTAATTTTGGTATAGGGGATGTAGTATGTTTTGTGACATATAAAGTTCCTGGTTTATATGTATGCACAGATGCAGTTGCACTTGTAGATGTAATTACTTGACCTGCAGCAAAATCTATACCATTTAAAGTAGCTATAGAATATTTATGTAAGATGTTACAACTACATGTCTGGCCAGCAGATGTATTCACATCTTGATCTAAAGTTCTAAAATAAACTTTACCTAAATCCGTAATATTTTTTCCTGCAGTTAAACTTAGGTTTGAAATATATAATTTATAGATTGAATTGTTAGGTGTTGTTGCATCAAATTCGTGAAGATCTATAAATAATAAATTGGCAGTTGCTATTTGACCATGGTCATTTGACCAGTTTGTGCCGGAATTAGTTGGAGTAGCAGCAGTATGATTATAAAAATATATAGTCTGCATTTTACTAATGTTAGGTAAGCCTCTATTAGTAGCATTAAACCCAGTTACATAAAAATATTGCCCATAGTTAGCCTGAGGTGTGACTTTATTAGTTATATATCCTCTAGATTTAGCGATAGGTAAAAACGTAGTACTAATTTTATCTAGTTCAAAACCAGAAACATAAGCTTTACCTGGAGAAACTTCTACTGCTAAATAGTTAGCATTTCCATATTTTTTCAAATATTCTGCAAACAAAAGTTTACTAGCATCATCTATAGGATTAGGCCATGCGCCTGCAAGCGGCGGATATACACCACCATTGTTGTTTGATATTAAATGCTCACGCACTTTAACTTTAAGACCATTTACAACATAATTTCCAGATTCATCATAAGTACGTCTTGCCATGAACTTCTCAAGTTCATTATATTTTGCATATCTTAGAAATTCTTTCAAAATGCCATTTTCAAACTTCATTAATTCTATAAAACTAGAACTAAGATCGTCAACATCTGCAGTAACTAATGTTAAATCGATCACAACACGATCTGCACCAGGAGCAGAATAATTATTTGTTCCTTGTGCTGGATCTAATAAACTTGAATCCATTTCAGAATCAATGATGTATTCAGAGATTTTTAAGCGGACAGATTTTGTAGGTGTAGATGAATGATCAATCACAACAGACTGGCTATTTACTCTAGTAAAAAATCCATTGACAAAGAAAACACCTTCATTGATATAGGCGAGAGATGCTGGGCCCGTTTCTTCAACGATGAAATTTGTAGTTGTTTCTACACTATCACTAATTAATCGATCTTCAACAGAAAATACATCAGTTGAAGGTCCGGAGTGAATATATTGAATGTAAAGTGTAATAACAGAAGTTACAACTACTTTTTTAACAAATGCTATAACACCAGTAGAAGTACAATTAATTCTTTTATTTAGTAAATAATTAGCGTTATAACCTAAACCAGAAATTACTATATAAGCTAGGTTTAGCTCATACATCGAATTACCAGGAATTACGACAGAACCGTGTTTAAACACATGAGAACCAAATTTTGCAATCTGATCTTTAAGAATAGATTGCATTTGAGTCAATTCACGTGCCTGCACAGCATAACCTGGTTTGTATGCTATTTGAGAAAACCCTTTAGTATGTATGGGTTGACCAAGATTATCTACTGAGTCATAGAAATCATCATAATAAGGTGGCTGGAATAAATTGATAGTCATATTTTTATTAGAATTCTAGAAACGTTTTGATGTTAAGACCTTGATTATCAGTGAATGAAAACGGTAATTCATCTGACACATATAATAATTTACCAGAAAATTTATCAACGGTTGGAGCAGAAATAACTTGTACGGATGTATACACTTCAGATATATCATCTTTATTAAAAAGATTACCTAAAGGGCTAATATATGTATTATCTACTTGCTGTAGCAACACATGTTTATCATTTACAGCAATTACTCTAAATGTTGAAACACTATTAGAAGACATAACTAGTATTGTTTCTTTACCAGGCCCAACATTAATCTGAGATTTTAGACCAATTACATCTCTAAAAACAACTTCAAAACACAAATTAACCACTGCGTCTCTAAATGTATGCTGTGTAACTCTTGATTTTGGATTTTTGATAATACCCAATTGTCTATAATCTTGCCCAAATTTATTTAATAGTACATCTTTCTGTATAAAAGAATTAATAACTACAGCGTGACAATTCAATTCATTTATAGCATCATAACCATGTCCACCCAACGGTGGAAAAACTGCTCTTACTTTTGCAGATGTATTATGATATTGATCTGTGACTGTTAAATTCAAATATGAATATCCAAGGCCAGGACATGTTACTGTTATTTTTTGAATTCTATTATTATATGTTACACCATCTACAGTTTCTGATCCTATTTCAGATACAACTGCAGTGAATTTAGATAATGCTGTGCTACCAGTCACAGGATCTGGCTGGCCACCATCACCTCCAGCAATTTCATTTATTATGACTTCAGTAGTAGCAGGATCATAATTACTACCTTTATCTTCAATAACAACAGTGTATACAGATCCAGCATTTTCTTCTGCTGCCAATTCAACATCAGATTGAGTTGAAGAGTAATCTGATACACCAAGCATAGGCATCAATTGAGCACCCTGGCCGCCATGATCATGGTCATCAACATTTAGAATCATAACATTATAACCTGTACCTGAGTTTTCTGTTATAACATCAATAATTTCTCCTGCCAGATTTACAACTGGAGTAAATACCGCATTTTTACCATCACCTGATACTACAATAGATGTATCTACATTGACTGGATAATTTTTACCTGGATCTTTTATCAAGACATTTACAATATATCCATTTTCTATGACTGGTATAAGAATCGCATTGGGATTCAGAACACCTGGGGTTTCTGTTTTATATTTACCAGAATACATGTGATCCACATCTGGTGGTACATATGCAGGATTAACAGTAACGGTTAATGTTGGATAATTTCCACCTTCTGGAGTTGGAGTATACAATCCGTGTCCAGTTACACCATCTTCATTACCACCTTTAGTAATAGTTACTTTAACTATCTGACCTGCTGCTTCAAGAACTTCACCATTTGATCCTAGAAGATCTGTAGTTCTTATAGATGGTATCATTGTAGCAAATCCATCAACTCCACCAACCGGAGGAGAAGTTACAACAATTGTTGTTATAGGATCATAACTATATCCATACCCAGAATTTGTTATAATAATATTTTCTACAGATCCCTTATTATAAAAGCTATCAGATAAAGCTTTTTGTACAGGAATATAACCTGGACCTTTATGTTGCACATTCCGATCATCAAAATACACAGTAGAATCAACAACAAATTTGGTTCTCTTGAATGACGGAATATTGTACATATATTTCCATATGTATCCATCTTCACCTGGTGCATTATGGTTAATGATTCCAGTAAACTCTGTAGATGGTTTTACCGGGTTTGTAGTAGATAAGGTCCCATGATTATTAAACAGACATTTGAAAACATCCCAGTCTTCTGTAACACAATAATAATCTTTATTTATCAAATTTATACCATCATCATACTGATCATAAACTCTAGGTGCCTGAGATATAGTCCAATCTATTTTTCTGATGACCATGGAAACATCATTGGCTGTAACGCGCTTCATATACACCATATTATTTCTAATTTTCTTGTAATCCAAAGCAGACTGAGCCTGAGTGACACCCACGATAGAATCTGTGTCTGACCAAGGGTCACATTTACCAAGAAATGAATAATAATTATAGCGTTGGTAATGAATTTCATTTAGCACAGAAAGTGCTAATTCAGAAGAAAATTCAGATTTTGTATATTGAGGCATGATTAATTAATCGTAATTTCCCAATTGATTATTAATGTATCTGGCCAAGTTTTAGTTACAGTCAAAAATGATGTTCTTGCTAGCATTTGAAATACATCAGGCCCAGTACTTATTTTACTAAATAAACCTGCCTCTCTAACTTCAATTGGGCCATCTGCAGATGTTCCTGGTAAAAATGTACCACTGTATCTTACAATATTATTATAAGTAGATAAGGCGCCTGCACCAGTTGGATTACCTACATTAGTATTGATGGTTGTAACCATACTACCTACTGGTGAAATTAATGTCGTTTGTACTGCTAATGCAGTATTACCATCAGACCCAATCCCCATATAATTCGGACTTGGGATCAAATCACCCTGTAAACGTCTAGCAACAATAACTTTACCGATGGTTACTACCAAGTTGTTAATATTACGGGTAGTTTTAATGTTACCGTACTCATCTTTAAGAATTATGTTTAAAGCACCTGTAGCTTTAATTGAATCATTAATCATTTATTGTCCTATATCTAATTGTGTGAAAGGTGAAACATATGTTTCTTCAAAATAATTCGAAACATCTGAAATATACATTGATCCGGAAGTTTTTGTTGCAGTCTCAGAACTATCTATGGAAATTCCATCAGTTATGAATTTATTTAATGTAATTTCTATTATCTCCAGTATAGATAATGAATCGTTATAAATATTTTTATCGAATTCAAGACTGACAAAATCTGTTGTGGCATCTACAAAGTCTATGTCAACGATATCCATGTATACATCATTTGTGATATAAGATGTATATGCACGAGCATTAACAGAAAAATTATTAGTATATTGTTTTTCTAGTGTAGAAAAACGCACGGTGCCTGCCGGATGAGTTATATGCAGCATTTCTTTATATGCTGATATGTCAGTATCTGTTTCTATCAAATAAGAAAATACTTGATAATAAAGATTATCTTGAAGTCTAATTATGTCATTAGATGGATGACCAGATGAATCTTTATACACACCATATGTTCTACCCTCTGGACCAAAAACACAAGATACTTTTGCACGAGATAATAACCAATCATCCATGCTCAATCCAGAATCGGAATAATCTATTAATATACCATTAGTATATACATTGACGTCAATTACTTTAACACCTGTGTAAAACGTATCATCAATTTTATCTATAAAACTATCATATATAACCATTTTTGCAGCATAATCTACATCATTAGGACTAGGTCTTAGTGGTACTGGAACAGGATTTCCAGATTCATCTTTTACATATGAAGTATTATATTGCCCTTGGGGTGTATATGTGTATCCAATATCTTTATTATCAAAAACTCCATCGGAAAATCCTATCAGACTTTCCGAAAAGTCTGTTATTTTATCTGTTATATCTAAAGTTATTAGAGTAATACCAGGGCCTGTTATAACATCAGTTCTATTATACGTAGTACCTATAGGTTTTAATTTATAAGATGAGATCAATATTGTTTGATCTTGAGCATGAGTATAGCCGAAATCTGTAATAACAGCTGTCGACATTTTACCATATTCTTTTGTATTGAGTACTTTTACTGTTGTGTCTTTAACTGTTCCTCTAATTTTAAATATTTGGCCTCTCATCCAAGAACGACCTGGTTCATCTATTTTTACACCTACTAAAGTACTAGTTATTTCACCTGCATAAACTACTACATCATCTACTCGTTTTAATAGAATATCTCCAACTGTAAATTTAATATTTTGTGGAGTTACAAAAAATATTTTTAATAGTGTTTTATCATTTTCAATTTGTTCTACTATTCTAGTAATTTTAATGTACTTATTACGATCATCATTAAACTGTAGAATAGTTCCAACATCATTGTATATATCTAATAAACCGAAATTAGAAGCAGATAATGTTTTTAAGACTAAAAATCTTTCTTGAGACCAATTACCATCAGATGCTCTGAGCATAAATTGCCCAGGATAAACTACATTGATTTCTCTACCAAAAATGAGATTGAATAATAGTTTTAATGCCTTTTCAGTACCTTTTGCATTATAAATTTCATTTAAGATTTTAATGCAATTTCTTTTATCAAAAACTATTTCCTTGGGTAAATATTGAGCATATGTAGTATATAATTTGTCTAATATTTCATCTGGAGCAAGGTCGACATCGTTTATTTTCTGGTGTTCATTTACTATCTGATTAAAATTATTCTTTTGCTGAGCATATTCGAAATACTTTTTTAGAAACTCTGAAAATAAAGGGTATGTTGCTTTAACATACTCAGACACCTGAGTATCAATTAAAGAAGTAATATTATGATCCATAGTTCTCTACTATTACATAATTGTCTGTACTTGGAACTGAATAATCTACCGAAGAATCAATTACTAAAATTTGATTATTCTTTGTGACAATATCATCATTAACTAATTCACATCTAATCAGCAATGAATATCTGCCAGACAAGTATTGGTAGATATTTACAGTAAATGTAAATTTACCAGAAAATATATTAACTTTACCGATTAAGCCCAATAATTCATTTGTAGTATTAGAAAAAATGCCCAGAGATTTATCACCATATTGGTCAGATAAACCATATTCTTTGATAGAACAATTTCTTTTGATCAAACTTGATATATAGCAATCAAATGAACTGGAAAATACAGATCCTTCTACGATAACATTAGATATCGTTTTTTCGTATCTGGTAGCAACTCCTACCACAGGATTAATATTAAACCCTGCTTTTTTACGAATATTAATAGACACAATACCTGGATCTAGATCAGCTAATTGTGATATTAATGTTGATTGATAATATGCTGTATCGAATGTGTTTAAGTCGCCCATAAATGACTTAATTTTATTCTTAACCAATACATTTATCTGTGTTTGATCGTTTGTAGTCAAATATCTATTAAATTTAACTCTAGTATTGAATTCTACAGACAAATATTCTGGATCAATAATAGTAGGACCTATTGTTAACATTGAGAAATTTCTCAATGTAGTCATAATATCTTGCTTAGTTTGATCAGTAATAGTTAATCCAGTTGCTGGTTGTATAGAAACAAAAACTTTACCATATATTTTCGGTATATGGTCTTCTCCACCCCAAACAACACAATTTTTGACAACATTTGGAAATTTATTTTTTAGAATAATAGAATAGTCATTGGCAGTAACTGCTCTTTGCTTAGTAGTATTATTCTTTAATGCATTATTTCTAATTGAATCTATAGATTCTTGTACTTTACCGCCGAATGCCGGTTGAGTTGTTGAGACAGAAACACTCAATGCATTTTGAGGTGTTGAATCTAATATAAAAGATGAACATCCATTAACCAAATTGGATGTATTAGCTACAACATAACTTACTTCTATTATATTTCCATTTATAGGTTGTTTACCAATAATATCAGATCCAAAATATATTTGATAAAACCCATCATAAGATTCTTGAGCAAAAAATACAGTTGATAATGCATGTAATTCAAATGAATTAGTAGCTTGATAATATTTTACTCTATCTTGAGAAGTAGGGCCAGTTTTAACAAATACTTCTAATGTAGACATGTCTACATTTTTATTTGGTATTGTAAATATTGATCTAATATTACGTGTTGTGTCAACAGTAAATGTATTAGAAACTACTTCACCGGAAACTAATTTAACATTATCATATGTAACAGTAGTACCAGAAACTACACCGGAAGCATCATTACCTACAACAAATATATGATTGCCATTTTCATTGCTTGTTGTGAAAGATGTACCTTGTCTTAATATAGCAAATTCTTCTGATATTGCAGATTCTAAATTAATAGTAGTTATTATTACGTCTGCATATGCAGTTGAACATGTAACAGAGGCAGGAACATAGCCTAATTCTTTAGCGATTGAAACTACTGATGATCTTTTCTGTGCAGTATCAATAAAACTTTCATTATGGAGCATATTGGCATAATATGCATTAGTATGTGTATTATAAGCTAATACATCAATAATCGCATTTA